CATCATCAGGATATGAAGTTATATCAAGAGCAGGTGAATTTTCTGTAACATTAGATGCTACAGTTAAGTATGATGATAAAACTGAAGATTTCTTTGAAAAGTTTAATAATCAAACACAACAAGGTGCTACAGCAGCACAAGCTACATTATTAAATCATCAAAGTGGTTTAGCAGCAGATAATTTTGGTATTAGTATTCCAAAAACAATCTTAACAAATGTTGCATTTAATGAAGGAGATGTTATGATGTTAGATTTATCTGTTAAAGGTGTTGGCGATGGTTCTAACGCTTTAGTAGAAGTAGCTTGTTAATTAAAATAAAGGAAATAAACAATGGAAATGAAACTTAAATCTGGTAAAAAGATAAAGTTAAAAGATGTATCTATAGATGAAAGAGATGAAATGCTTGATTCTGTACAATATGAATATACTGAAGATGGTAAAGTGCAAGGTGTAAAAATGATGCACTCTACAATGACAAAATGGATTCGTATTGGTGTTGATGGTGATACATCAGATAAATTTCTAAAAACATTAACTTTAGAAGATAAAACTGAAATATTCACAGAAATGCAAAGTTTATATCTTGTGGGGGAAGAGAAAGCCTCCAAGTAGAAATAACTATATTATCTGATAGCTGTGGAGGCTGTCAATATTGCGAATTTCCTTATGAAGCACAGTTACCTGTGAAAACAGAGCAAGGATATGAAACAAGAGAGTTTAAATCTATTGATGATATTTGGGCAGTCATAGAATTGATTGCCCTAGAAACCAAAAGATTTAATTTAGAAAAAGGAAAGGATTTTGACGTGTCTAAAAGTATAATATCTCAAATTCCATTCTTTACTTGTATAAATCATATACGAGATGATAAATATTTAAAACTTTTCAACAAATATGTTTATTGTACTGAAACAGGCACACCTGCATATACAGGTAGTTATGGTGAGCAACCTGCAAAATGGGTGCAATATTTTTTTATAATTAAAAATGCGATGGCAAAGAAAAGTCAAATGATACAAGAAAAAGCGAAGAAAGAGGCGAAATCAAATGTCTGATATTATCGTAAAGTTTCAACCACAAGGTGAACGTAGATTAATAGAAGCAATTAATAAATTGCAAAGAGCTACAGGTGCTCATACTACTACTATTGTTAAAAATACAGTAGAAACTAAAAAAAATGAAAAAGCACAAAAAGGTTTAGTGAGAAACACAAGGCTTTTAGATAATTCTTTTGCTACTCTAAGGTCTAATTTATTGCTTGTGAACTTTGCACTATCTTTAGGTGCAGTACAACTACAAAAATTTGCACAACAAGCAGCTATATTAGGCTCAATGGAAACAGCATTTGTAAGTCTATCAGGGGGAACAGATTTAGCTAGTGATGCTATAAATAAATTAAGAGAAGCTACAAATAATACAATGTCTGATTTTGATTTATTTCAACAAGCAAACAATGCTATGATTCTTGGTGTTACAAATAATGCTGATGAAATGGCTACTTTATTTGATATGGCACAAAGACTAGGTAGAGCTATGGGTCTTGATACAAAGCGTTCTGTGCAATCACTTGTAGAAGGTCTTGGTCGTCAATCAAGACAGATGTTAGATAACATAGGAATTACAGTATCAGCAGAAGAAGCTTATAAAAAATATGCACAAGCCAATGATTTACTGGCTTCAGCACTTACTGATGCTGAAAAAAAACAAGCATTTATGAATGAAGTTCTTGAAAAAGGAAGTTCAGCAGTTGAAAAATTTGGTCCAGAAATATTGTCTGTACAAGATAGTTATGACCAACTAGAAGCTGCTACAGTTAATTTAAATTCAAGAATAGGTGAAGTTATTAATGATGGATTTCTTCCTTTAGTAAAAGCTAGTACAGATTTTATAAATTCTATAGATACAGAAAAAATAAGATTAATGGTAGAATTATTAATAAGTGCTGTATCTGTATTTATTGCATATAAAGCACAAATAGCATTAGCAGCAATAGGAACTCGTTTACTTGCAGCAGCAAAAATAGCTTTAGTAGCAAGTGTTGGAGGATTAACATTTGCATTTAGAACATTTTTTACAGTTTTATTAGCAGGTTTTGGACCTATAGCACTTTTCACAACACTTATAGGTGGTGCAACTTTTGCACTTTTAAGATATAGAGGCACTTTTAAACCTTCTGCAAAAGAAGCTGTAGAACTTAATCAAAAAATTGGAAGATTAAATCAAACTATAGAAAATACTGATGCAACAAAAGCAACAAAAACATTAGATGAATTTTTACAAAAATTAATTGAAGGAAACAGTATATTATCTATTAGTGCAAAGTCTTTTAATATAGATTTAATAAATGCTGTAAAAACTTTTTTTGCTGAAAGAAGCAAAATTATGAAAGAATTTGAAAATGATGATTTATTTTCTTCAGCTGGGTTAGTAGTACTTGAACAACAATTTAAAGAACTTTTAGGAGTTGAAAGTGATTTTTTTAATAAATTTTTGCAAGATAGTTCACTATTAAATTTAACAACTATGGGTTTAATAACAACAGAAGAAGATTTTTTAGCAGTATTAGAAGTTATGGTAGATAAAAATTCAAAACTAAATGATGAATTAGTATTACAAATTATAAAGGAAAGGTCATTAAATAAAGAAATTAAAGAAAAAAGTTCTAATATGTTAGATTTTACAAAACATGTAGGAGAATCTGATAATCAAACAGTAAGTTTTTTAGAAACACAAAAATTACTAACACAAGAATTTTTAAATTCTGATTTAGCTCAAGAACAATTTTTAAACTCAATGATAGAAATAGCTAGAGAAATGGCTTCTTTAGGTTTATTAAATGAACAACAGTTAATAGGTTTAGGTTTATTAGAAGAAAAATATGCAGATTTAGTTTTTGCACAAGATTCTGCTGGTGATAGTGCTGTAGAAAATTCAATAAAATTTACTGATGCTTTAGCAACTAATTTATCAAATGTAGGAGCTATTGCTTCTGCTTTTGCTGATATAGAAAAAATGAGTGGAGCTAGTGCTAGGAGAGTAGCTAATATTCAACACATAGCTGCAATATCAAACACAGCATCAGCAGCCACACAGGTTTTAGCAGATGATAATTTAGGGACAACAGGTAAATTTCTTGCTATGGCAGCAGTAATTGCAGCAGGTACTGCACAAGTTATGACAATAGAAAATTCTTTGAAAAAGTTAGGTGGTAGTGGAAGTTCAAGTTCAGTAGGTACAGGTGCACCAGTTGGAAGTTTTGAACATGGTGGATATGTAGGAGGGCAAAGACACTCACAAGGTGGAACAATTATTGAAGCAGAACAAGGCGAATTTGTAATGAGTAGAAATGCTGTAGAATCTATAGGACTTGAAACTTTAAATCAAATGAATCAAGGTGGTTCTACAGGCAATATAGTTGTTAATGTATCAGGTAATGTTATGACACAAGACTTTGTAGAGGGTGAACTTGCTGAAGCAATTAAAGAAGCTGCTCGTAGAGGTAGCGATTTTGGGTTAAGTTAATGATTGAATTATCGCCAAAATTTAAAAGTGCATTAGGAAGTTCAAGAACTACATCTGTATATCCTGTATTGAGAATATACAAAGGTGTTAGATTGGATGAGGAAAATCAAGATTTTGAAGGACAATCTGATAGCGTTTTAAACTTATCTATAAAATCTACAACACTTAAAAATTTTGCAGGTGTTTATGAAAATTATGAGCCACTTTTAATAAATACACCATCTTTAACTACAACAGCAGATTTAATTAATAATAAATTTACAACATCTAGTATGTCTGTTAATATATCTAATTACGAATATTCTGGTAAAAAGTTTAGTGATAATGTAGTTGATTATTTAAAATCTGTTTGTCAAGTGTTTTTTGTTTGTAATGGTATTGATTCATTAGAAGATAGTTTATTAATGTATACAGGAACTATTAGACGTTTTAATCAATCGGCAGAAAGTATTACATTAAATCTTGAAGATTACACACAACAAATTTTATCTATACAAGTACCTAGCACATTAATACCAGAAGATAGTGTACAATATGATGAAAATCTTTTTGGTAAACCATATCCTGCTGTATATGGAAATTTAGATGCAACGCCACTTATTTATAATAAATTAGATAGATTAGAAATAGACAAACCTAATCAACAATTATTTGGAACTTGGAATGAAGGAACTCAAGTTGATTTTGAAAATGAAGATGTTACACAATCTCATAAATTGTATACTAAAAGTTTTTTAAGAAATAATGCTTTTGTGTCTGTTTATGATGAATCTTTTTTACATATTTTTCAAAAAGGTGTACAAAGTTGGGGTTCAAGACCATATAATTCTGGTGATTTAGATTATACTAATTTAGAATTTTATACATTTGATAATGCTGTAGATGGTATTTCGGCAAATTTTAAATTAAATTCAAATGCACTTGTATATTCACAATATACAGAAATAAATGGAGAATTAGAAGGTACAGGCAGTATAGGTATACCAGCAAGAGTTTATAGACCAATAGATAAAGTTACATTTTTTGCTATAAATCAAGAAAATCAAATACAACTACAAACAGGTGAAGAAGATGTTTTTTCACCATTATATTTATCATGTAATAAATTTGTTGGCTATCAAAATAATGGTAATATTGCTGATGAAGATATAAGAGAATATATGGAAGGTTATACTGAAAGTGATGCTAATAATGAAGTTACGCCAAATGTAACAGATAGTTTTATGCAAACTGAATATGAAAATGATTGGAATCCTGAAAGTAATCCAAGTCCAACTATGTATTGGTGGCAGCCTACTGCAATTAACGATACTGAAAGTGTAATACCTGATAAAGAAATATATGCTACTAAAGATATAAACTGGCAAAATTATAATGAACCACAAGAATTTAATCCACAATGGGTACAAAATGGTAATAATGAAAGTGGATTACATTATAAAGGTGTTAATTTTAGAGATTCAGGTGCTTATGCTAGATTTCAATTAAAATCTGTAGGAAGTTATCCATGTGTTACTAAAGTTTTTTACAATGTTAGTACAATAAGACCATTAACAATAAATGATAGTTTAGCAGACAAAACTAATGATATGATGTGTACACATTTTTGGTGTGAAAAAGAATTAGTAAAAAGATATTCACATGGTTCTGATGGCTTTGAAGAAATGACAGAAGATGATAATAAATTTTATTGGCAAAAAAATAGAGGTTCTTTATCAGAAATTCCAGAAGATGATTGGTATACACCTGCTATGGTTCCAAGTGGTACTCATGAAGGATATTTCAAAGATGTAGTAACAATTTTTGATGATGGTGATAGTAATAATGGTAACTCAAAACGTATTGATTCTAATATAAATGCACAATTTGACACATCTTCTCAATTTGCATATATAAATATAATAAAAGGATGGAATGAAACTAATACTTTTGATAGTATACAATGGGGTTCTCCATTAAATAAAAGAGGCAGTAATAATCAATGGTGCTTAGCTAATCTTAAAGAGTTATATATTTTACAAGATATATTAGTAAATGATTTAAATAATAGAGATTTTTATGGTAATGTAGCTGGCAGAATTGATGATGATGGAAATCAAATTAGTCGTATAGAAGATATTTCAAAAGATATATTAGCTAATGAAGCAAATTTTGAACAAAATATAGAAAACAATTCAACTTTTGATGGTTGGAAATATGATTTTGTTTTAAATGAACAAAAAGAATTAAAGCAAGTATTTGAAGGGTTATATAAAAGTTCTATAGCTATACCATCTTATGATAATTTTGGTCAATTTAAACTTATACCAATACATCAAACATTAGACAATATAGAATATCAAATAATTGAAGCGAAGGATGTTTTTAGTTATAATTTTACACTTACAAAATTAGATGACGTTAAAAATCAAGTAAGAATTTTATATAAAAAAAATTATGCTTCAGGCGAATTTGAAGGAGATACATCATACGCTATAAAAGATTTGGAAACAGAACAAACTTATCAAACTTATGATGCTTTAACACAAGCAATTTACCCTGAAGATACTTATCCAAATGATGAATTAAGATATAATGTAGAATATTATGGATTAACAGAAGGAGAAGCTAAATTAGATGTAGAAAGTGAATATATAAGAGATGACATAACTGCAAGAAAATTACAACAAAGATTAGTTAGTTTTTATGCAAATCAACATTTAATTGTAAAGTGTGATTTACCACTTAATTATATTAATTTAGAATCAGGAGATTACATAAAATTTGATTCATTATTAAATGAACAAAAAGTTTTCGGTTATGATTACACAAAATCATCAATAAAAAATGGACAATTTGTTTATCCTCAATTCTTTATTACAAAAATAACAAAAAGTATAGAAAAAGTATCTATAGAAGCAGTACAAGTTCATAGAGGCGAATATGGAATACCAAATGATGAAATGTTTAATGACGATGATGGTATTGTTTTTGATAATGGTAATAACGATGGTGATATAAATTTAGATTTAGGCGACCCATTTGATAACCCATCTTATGGCGATGAAACAATAGACCAAGACGAACCTGAAATAGATTTATTTAATGTTAGTATAAGTCAAAATACTATTGTAAATAATGGTCCTGTATATGTGAATGTGGATGAAAATCTTATATCAGATTGGATGTATGTAATTTCTTTGAAAAAAGTTAGTACACCTGATGGTAGTGGTGTTATATTTGAAGATATAAATTTAACATTAGAAGATGGAGATTATGACGAAACTAATCAACCACAATTTGATTTTTTTATTGAAGATTTATTTCATGTTTCTAAAACACAATCAAATTTAGCTGATGAATTTAGTGGTCAATTATCAATAACAAAAAAATATGCTATTGACCCATTAAATGCAGAACTTGAATTTGAAATTAAAATATTTCCTTTAATATCTGAAAATGCTGATGAATACACAGAATTTGTAAGTTTTAAACAAATTGGTGAAAATGTTTTTTATCCTGTTGGTGATGTAAATGGTGATTATGTAACAAATGTCTTAGATGTTGTTAGATTAGCAAAAATTGTAAACGGAACTGCAACAAATGTAGAAGATGGCGAACTTGAAAGAGGTGATATGAATGATGATGGTATTACAAATGTATTAGACGTTGTAATTTTAGTAAATTTAATTTTAGGACAATAATGGGAAAAGCAATAAGAACAAGCAAATTTTATAACTCTAAACAACTACAATATGCAAATGGTTTTGCTACCATTGTATGTAATGATGGTGATTGTAGTATAGATTCAGATGTTGAAATATTAGGAATAGAAATAAATTTTAGTGGAAAAGCTGAAATTACGCCAACATTACCAGATAATTGGATTATGCAAGGTAATAATAAAAAAATAATTATTTTTACTATTTTCGGCACACCTATAACTAAACATCAACTATTTACATACATTGGACAAGTTGATATAACTAAAGTTATTTTAGCAAACAAACAAGGTCAAAAAATAGCAAGTAAAGTAACAAATGAAAAATCTGACTGGATAAAAGAAACTACTACTTTTCTTAAAAGTCAAACAACTTGGGATGAAATAAAAGATAGAAGAAAAAAAGGTGTTGCTAAAAAGACTAAATTTAATTTACCTGATTACGACTTACCTAAAGTAGATAAAAAAATAATAAAAAAATTAAAACAAGAACAAATTCAATCTACTACACCTACTTACACAACAGGTGGTGGTAGTTCAGGAGGCTCAGGAGGATATTAATGGGAAAGCAAGTTAAAACGCCAAGATTTTATGTAGACATACCTACATTTTTACACGCCACAGGACAATTAGGTTGGGATGATATTAAAGGTGGTGCAGAACTTTTGTATATGAATTGTGCTAACCCTTATACAAGACCAAGCGACCAAAGTTCACCTACGTTTTTTATGATAGGTCATCCAAATACAAATGCTCCTAAAACATCTTTTCCTATTAATTTTTGTGCTTTATTAAATCATAACCTTGCATCAGATAGTAAACCATTTGGTGTGGTAGGTAAAAAAGGACTTATTTCAAATGATGGAACACATCCAAGATTACACGCTAATTTAGGAGCTGTATCAAATGTTTTAAATACTCCAAATCCTACTTATGATGATTTAGCTCCTTCATATAATGGTACAAATATATGGACTTTTAGTGATAAAGATGGAGAAAATGATTATTGGAGGTCTTTTGAATTATTTTTTCCTGATGGATTTAATGATTATACACATCAATTAGGCTCTTTTGTTGTAGGCAAGTATTTTGATTGTCCAAGAACACCTGATTTAAATGTTACAATGTCAAGGCGTTTTGATGGTATTAAAAAACAAAAAACAATAGGTGGTAAGCAGTTGGCTAATATATACTATGATGGACCAACAGAATGGACTATGAATAGTAAAAATGCTGATTTTGGTAGAGATGCAACTTACAAATATCCACCATTTGAACTTGACACTACAGCTAAGGTAGATGGTGATGGTTATCGCTTTGATTTTAGAGCTAAAAGTGGTTTAGGTCGTAAAGGTTTAAGAAGTTGGGATTTAACATTTTCCTATATATCTGAATCTGATATGTGGATAAATAGTGAAGTATCTAATAAAGTCATAAATGATGATGTAGAAGATGGACAAAGTCCTACAACAGGCATTGATGCAAATCCTATGTTATCAGATAATAGTTTTAACTTTGTTTACAACTGCACATTAGCTGGTGCTTTACCATTTATATTTACTGATGATAAAGATTCAAATGCTCCTGATAGATATTCAATTTGTACTTTTAGAGAAAATAGTTTTAAGGTAACACAGATTGCTTTTAATACTTATAATGTAAGTATGACTATAGATGAGATTGCTTAAATTTTTCGCCACAGATATGCGATTTTAGGTAAGATTATGATATTAGGTGTATGGATTATTTCATTTTTTTTTCCATTTTAAAAACAATTTATACACGTGGTCTTGCATCATAAATTCAGTATTATCGTATGGATTAAGAAATACATTTTTTCTAATTTCCCAATTCTTCCAAGTTTCAAATTGTTCTTCTTGTTGAATCTTAATAGGTCTATTGTCATAGGTTATCATTCTTTACCCTTTTTGTTGTATCGCCCTTATTGACGATAATACAATATACAAATAATATTTAACAATTCCAAATACTTTTTTTTACGAGCGTGTAAACTTTTTATGATTTAGCATTAGGTAGAACTATACCCATATCTATAACTGCCCATCTCTTAATTGTTTCAATTAGTTCTGTAAATTCTTTCATATCTAATTGTTTAGTAGATTCCACATCATACTTTTCTTTGATGGTTTCGTGCATTTCTTGTTCAGTATAGCCAAGTTCTTTCGCCAGTATTCTTATAATAACTCTATAATAGGCATTTTGTTGGGGAGAACGTACCTTTTCGGCACGTTTTATCTCAAGGTGTACATCACCCTCAATTAGACGTAAATAATCCCTAAAACCGAGATTATCATCTAAAGTAAGTTTTCCATTCTTTATTTTACCTGCGAATTTCATTTTGTTTTATACCTACATTCATATTCGGCTTCACAATTAGGACAATGAAAATTACTAACAATACCTTCTCCTTCGTAATCATAATCTTCAAAATCGTGGTCGCCACCCCATATTACTTCGTGTTTACAATGCCAACATTTCATTCTGCGAAATATCCTCTTAATAAATAAAATGCTTCTTTCCATAAGTTAATGTTGTGTTCTTTTTCAAACCTATCTGTACCTAAATTATGTCTTTCTGTGTGGTGTATTCGGCAAAAAGGTACACAACTATAATCTTTTATTGATTGCTTTGTTCTGTCGCCACCCATACCAATATGTTGTAAATGGTCAGCATCTACTGGCGTACTACCACATATTATACAATGTTTTGATTTAATGTATTTTATATAGTCTTTAGTATTAGCCATTCACTTATCCAATCTACACAAAATATTAAAAAATACCATATTATTATAGTTAATATAAATATTAAGCTATATACAACAACATTATACCAATTCATTTATTCTCCTTATACTATTTTAACGTAAACTGGATTATAAGGAGATGAACCTAATCCACCACCAAATCCAAATAAAGTCAATAATAATAAAGTAATTAAAATTCCTATTATAAAACTTTTTATATCTAATTTCATTTATTCTCCTAATTTTAAGAGATAGTGTGAATAAGGGAAAACACCAAAGGCAGGGAGAATGAATAAAAACCTACCACCTATCTCTTTTTTAAATTTTGTTTTCTAATTTTTGTTTCTTTATTTTTGCTTGATATTTCTCTCTACCTTTTTGCAACTTTTCAAACCTCTCTTTTGATAGAGGTACTCCATATGATGGGTGTAATTTACCTTTTTTACCATACATTGGATTATCTTTGCCTTTCATACCCTTTCCATACATAGGATTCTTTTTTCCTCTTATATCTCTTGAGCCTATTTGATGTTTTCTATTGTAAAGGTCTTTTAACATTTTTTCTGTTGGATTTTTCCAATGAGCCTTCATAGTTTCGCTTTTTCTTTTCTTAATTTCTTCTGTTTGTACATAATCTGAATTTTTTTGTCCTTCACTCATATTTCTTTTTGCTTCTTCAGTATGTTTATATCCATAACAAG